TTTTAATCTGCTTTTTAATGTAGGCTTGAGCCTCTTGAGTAGGTTGCCCATTGTGAAAGTTCCAGATAGTTCCACCACTATAACCATGTTTTGTATTGTTTAACACATAGTTAGCTACTTCATAGTCTGCTGCGATGTATGGCACTCCTGCTACGTAATTTGGTAAAGGGTATTCTTTTAAGTTTGGTCTATAAGACTTATAGTAGCAAATGTATCTTTCGCCTCTGACAGCAGAGCCATCGAAAGGGAATGAGGTTAAAGTTTCAAAGTCCTCATTATTAGTTGGCTTCTTTGCTGCCCAGTCTGAGGTATAAAAATAAGTATCCTCCTCTACTCCTACGCGTATATCTCCAAAATCAATGTGATTAATAATAAGACCTTTGCCATCTTTAGTAACAATTACTTCTAAAGCATAACCGCCAAATAGCTCGTTATCTTTTACAATCTTTTTTGTAAGCTCAAAAAGTGAATCGTTACCTACGTGATTGATAAAGTTTTCTAGCTTTACTCTGTCCTCCAAAGTTCTTACTGTCTCATCTACTTTCCACCCTCGTCCACTTATGTAGTTAGTCTTACCGTTAATAATAGAGTTGTGCTTTCCTGAGGTATTGTATAACTCTACTAAATAGTCAGGGTATAAATTTTTGTAAGGTGCTTCAGTTCCATATACGATATAGTCCTTTCCCCTTTCCTCTTTAAATACTGGAGGCTTATTAGCTTCAAAATTAAAGATTAAAATATTTTCTTTGTTCATCATGTTACTTGATGCGTTTTATAGGTTATGTCTATGTCGTGCTGATTATAGGTAGTACTTGCACGTTCTAAGTCCATTAAGCCACTCTCTACTAAGCCAGTCGCTAAGGTCGGATCTAAGTTAGTTGCTGAGGTTTGCTCGTAAACAAAATATTCGTATTGCCCTCCTGCGCCTAGAATTAACTCCCCGACTAGTGGCGAGTCTGTTCCCTCTGTAAATACAAACTCGTTATACCTATCTTTATATAAGCTAGTGTCTGACATTATACAATAGTAGCTAACTTTCTCGGTTACATTTCTAAATTGAAATAGGTAAACTGGAGAGGAAAGGGTACTCTTTTCCTTTAGTGTCAAAGTCAGATTGCTTGTCGTATTTTCGTTTATCAAAATTGGCATTACTCAGAATCGCTTTTCTCTTTCTTTTCCTTCTTTTTTTTCTCCACTTTGAAAACATCTAAACCTAACTTTTTGTATTTAGCAAACTCATTTTTATCATTTACTATGGTAACGTGTCCGACTACTTTGTGATAGACAGAACCGCCTCTTTTATATTCATCTTTTAACTCCATATTATCTATTGTAAAAATTTTTAATAGTTGTATAAAATAAATGCCTTTAATAAAAAATATTTAATAAACCTAATTTTTAACTAATTATTTTTAGCTCTACAGCCCAATAAAAATGGGCTTTTAACGAACTATTTTTTTTAATAGTAGCATACTAGCGAAAGACGAAAGTGTCTTAAAACGCTTTAAAATGGCTCTAGCGAATTATTGACAAAACCTAATTTTTTTGTAAGTATTTTATTTTTAAGCATAAAAAAAGGGCAACAAATTAATGCTACCCTTCCTTAATTAGTTGGTTAAAACTATGCAATAGTTAACCCTGCGATTACTGCAGCATCTACTTCTAGCATTCTTGCTTTCTCCTTAGCAGTTATGCTGTAAGTGTATCCATTGTGATCTCCAAATGCTGCGCCTGTAACTGCTGTACCTGTCAATTTATCAGCAGCGTAGTAAGCTCCTACAGTCCAGTATTTCTCGTTCATATCTTTTACGATAACGAATAACTGAGCTTGGTCTAAAAGTGTTAGCTCCTCGTTTTCTGATGCTGTTAAGTTCTTAGTATTAAAGTCTAAAACTGAATCGTAAAAGTTAGTTCCATTCTCTAAAGAACCAGTATGCGTTTCGATTAAAGAACCGTTTTCCTTTTCTAAAGAGTATCTGTAAAAGCTAGTAGCTCCTGCTTGAGTTAAGCCTGTTAATACTCCTGCTGCTACTGTGTCTATTGTTATATCTCCAAAGTTAGCAATCAATACCTCAGAAATTCCGCCTGTACTGTTCCTGCAATCGATTATTCTCCCTTGTGTTAAATTACAAGCCATAATGTTATATTTTTTTTAGTGTTTATAAAAAAAGGGGTAAGGCACTTTACCCACCCCTCTCTTAGTTAATTGTTAAAGTACTCTTAAGGTACTAAAGTAAATTCTACAACTTCGTCAGGGAATCTTACTTGTACTCCTCTTTTGAAAGTAACGTCGAAGAAAATGCTCTTCTCAGATACTGGGTCTAATCTTACAGACATTGCATCCTCGTCAGCGTCTCCGTCCATTCCAATTACAATGTTAGAGTCTCTAGTTAAAATCATTCTTTCATCTCCTGCTGCTCCTGGAAATCCTACAGAGCTTCTTAAAGCTACGTTAGTACCGTAAAGGTTTACTTGCTCGCCATCTCCTGAGTAGTGGAATAAGTTAGCGTTTTTCAAAGCAATTACATATTTTTTGTAAACTGATGTAGGCACCCATAATGAAAGGTCATCTGCTTCGCTGATATTGTCAGGAATAGATTCCCACATTCCGTCTAAGATGTCTAATACGTTAGAGCTTGAGATACCAGTTGCTACCGTTACCGCTCCTGTGTTTCCGTCTATTGCAGTTCCTGCTCCGTCAACGATTTTCAAAAGTCCATCGTAGTACTGTAGCTGATTATTTGCACTAAGTACATCGCCTTGTACGTCTGCTACGGTTAAAGCGTTTTTCAAAGCGTTCATTTTCTTTTCCATGTAAACTGCTTCAATCTCTGCAGGTATTTCCTCTTCTCCTGCTGCTCCTTTCTTTACTAGAACTTGCGCCCAGTATCCGTTAAGGTCTTTAATACATAAGTCCTCAGATACTGCAATAGCTCCGACTGTAATAGTACGCTGAGATAATGTAGTAGTGTCTGCTCCAGTTCTAGTACAAGAGTCAGAACCAAAGACTACATCTGTAGATAAAAACTGTAAGTTTGAGCTACCCTTAATTCCTGTTTGGATGTCAGCTACTTCTGCTAGTCCTCCAGTTGCTTGCATCTGTGCAATCAATGGAAAGTCTTGGTCTTCTATGTATGCGCTTAATGCGCTTAAATCAAATGCCATAATTATTCTTTTTTATTATTTATTTTGTAAAAATTGATTTCTTTTTAGGAGAAATTACTCCGCTTCTTTTCTTTTTAATTGGTGCTACGCTAGATTCATTTGCTAATTCCTCTACTGCTGAAAACATAGCTTTCTCTTTTGTGTCTGCTTCTTCTTTGTATTTAGCAAACTCTGCTTTTACTGTTTCAAGCTCCTCAGAGATTTTAGCAATCTGCTCATTAAATACTGTTTCAGTGCTTTCAATAATCTTTCTGATCTTAGCTTCTGTTATTGTTTCAGCTTTTGGAGTTGCTTCTGTTTCCATTGCTTCCTCTTCCTCTGCTTCTACTTCTTTAATGTCGGTAATTGCTCCCTCCATTACAGTTACTACTGTGCCATCTGCTAGTGGATAGTCTCCGTTAGGCATTGGAGCTACTTCTCCTTCTACTTCAACTGTAACTACTGCACCAACTTCTAAAGCAGGCTCGATGTTTACCATTGTTCCATCTGCTAACTCTGCAGCCATTAACTTAATTTCAGTTACTTCAGGAGTAGCTTCTGCTTCTACTTCCTTAACCTCTTCGCCAAAAATTAAGCTCTTTACTTTGTCTAAAGTTTCTTTACTCATATTATCTATTGTTTGTTTATTTGTTACTTGTACATTGTCATATATACTTTTTTCAAAGTCTTGTATTGTTTCCCTTATTTTGTTTATCAAATCTTCATCCATTGTAACTGGCTCAAGTTGTTTAAACATACCCTCAACACTAAAGCCTGTAAACTCTCCTGCCTTTACTTGCTCCCATATTTCATCGTTATCAACTTTAGCAGAACCCCACAGCGAACCGTTAGGTACTTTCTCGAATTCTTTAGGTGCTACCTTGCCTCTTTCATTGTCTATAATAAGGTTGTCTAACATATAAACGCCCTCCGCTATTTGTCTAGGATCATGCATTAAATTAAAGTTGTTATTTAAACCTAGTCTGCTCTGCTTTTCTCTTATTTGCTCTATAGTCTTAGCTGAGAACTTTACAAAGAACTTTTCGCCATTCTCTCCGATTCTAGGAATAAGTAAATCGGCTACCATAAAATAGCCTTCTATAATTCTTTTCTCTTCGTCTTTAATATTAAACTTATACTCTGACTGTTTGCTAAATGCCATCCAATTAGACTCTATTGCAGGTTGGTCTACTAAAGCTATAGCAGTTACTCCAGACTCATCGTCTGTGTCTATTACTAATTCAAATACTTCTATTTTTTCCATTGTGTTATATTTTAAAAAGTTGCGCTTTCTTCTATTACGCTTACATTGTTTTGTGTTTCTGTTATGTCTGTTTCAGTTACAAATACTTTTTGACCTCCTAGTATTGTGCTAGTGTTACTAACTGGAGTAATAGCTGCTCCTCCTCCTGCGTCAGGACCTGTAGGTCCTCCATTTCCGCTATCTATTGCAGGCAAGGCAGGCGCAGGAGTACTTTGAAAAGTAGTAGCTTTTATCTTTGCTATAGTTGCTGCTGTAGTAATTACAGAACTTGCTAGAGCTGCCACCATTGCAAAACCCCCATCGAATTTAGGATACTGAGCAAATATACTTGTTAAGGCTTGCGCTCCATTTATTGCAGCCATTGCTATCTGCATTTTTTTATCATTCTCAAATTGTCTTTTCCGAATGTCATCTTTTATCTTTGCGCTTTTAGCCTCCTCAGCTGCTATTTGTTTTTCTGTTAATTGTGTTGTAGCTCTTAAAGTATTGAATCTATCCTCCTCTGCTTTTAAGTCTTCATCTGCGCGAGTATTAGAAACATCTGAGATTGCATTTAAAGTAGTTAAAGCTAAGTTCATGGCATCCTGTGCAGCTTCTCTCCTAGCTGCATTCTCCTCCGCTATTCTTTCTAAATCTTTATTATGCCAAAAGTTTTTAGCATCGTGTAAAATTTGTTCATTAGACAGTAACCCTTCTATAAGTATTGAATTTCTATCTAGCTCCTCAGTATCAAGCTCTAGGTTTCTATCAGCTATTTCAATGTCTTCCATTAAAGCATCTTTCTTAGCTTGCTGTTCTTTAGACCTAGCCATAGCTCTAGCTTCTGCGCCTGCTTCCCATGCTTTCTGAGCCGCTTTATCTGCTTCGGCTTTTTCTTCGGCTGCTTTCTTATCTGCTTCGGCTTTTTTCCTGTCTGCTTCTGTTATAAAATTATTGTTTTTTTCAATCAACAACGCTTCAGCATCTAAATTTTTAGCTAGTTCTTGAAACCTTTTAGCATTGGCCTCGCTCTGGGCTACAGCTCTTTTTGTTGCCTCTTCCTTAGTTTTTTTTGTTGCTTCAGCTTCAGCGTCTGTATATCCGAAAACTCCAAAACTAGTTAAATCTTTATAAGCTGCATGTATCTCGCTAATCCCTCCCAAAGTACTTTCTGTGGTCGACCTATTATCTTTTTCTTGCGCTAGTAAAGCTGCAGTCTGCTCCTCTGCTGCCATTTTAATAAGCTCCTGTGCTTGCGCTCTTTTTTTAGCTGCTTCTATGTAATTGTCTGTATTATCATGGAATCTCTTCTCTGCCTCTTCTAAAGTTTCTGCCTCTCCTATTGTTTGCCCTATAGTTTCGTTATATATGAAAAGCGCTTTCTCTTTACTCATTACGCCTTCCTTAGCCAAAGCAAAAGCGTTCTCCATTTCAGCTACCTCTTCATAAACTGACTCAATCTCACCTTTTACAGCTTCTAAACTGTCTTTTAGTGCCTTCTGTTCTTTGGCTGCTTCTGAGCTGTCTTTAGCAAACGCTAAAAATGCTGCGCCTGCTGCTGCTATGGCAGTTATTAATAAAGCTATAGGACTGGCTTTTATAACCGCATTAAACACTCTTTGCGCTACTGTTGCAATTTTAATCTTTCCAGTTAAGACTCCTGTAGTTACTGCATATGCTTTTTTA